TCATAGCCCACTCTTCTCCTAACTTATCAACCCAGTATTGTTTTGTTTTACTCATATCTAGAAAATATATCGTATTGTGTTCCAGCCGATTAGCTTATTATGCATCTCTTTAAATTCCTGGATGTATCTACTTTTTAGGTCCCTACGATATCTAACGTTTTTACCTCCGTAAGAAGATATCTTACTTTCTTGTATGTCAGGAGTCCACAACAAATCTTCACCAGGAACATTGTGTTGCAGATTGTAAAGATGCTTGCTTTCATTATGAGTTAAAAATATTACCTCAGATTTAACTAACTCTTTATATTCTACATATTGATCCATCATCATAAATAATTCTTCGTAATCATCTAACCATCCATCGTATACTACAACAGGTGAATAATTAACATGGACATCATATCCTGCTTCAATAAAGGCATCGATTGCTTTAATTCTATCAATAATTTCTGCAGTATTTGGCTCTAAGATACTAGATATTTTTTGAGGCATCAAACTAAATCTAATTCTCACTTTATATTTAGGATTAAAATTTAGAAAACTAATAGGCACAATCTTAGTAGCTAAAGTAGCTTTAGCAACAGGATGGTCTCTAAAGAATTCAAATATCTTTTCCCAAGGATAGTACTTAGCGTGAAGAGCAAAGTCCTCATTGCATGCTAAATCATAGGTGATGTAAGTATCATCTGTTTGATTAGGCTTCTCTACATCAGCATAAAAGTATGCATGATTATTAATACTAGTTAGGATATCCCCAATGTTCTTTGCTACAGATAAACCTTCAGGTTTATGTCGTTTCATATAGCAATATGAGCACTGTAGCAAGCAGCCGTAGCCAAATGATGGAGTTATATAGTCACTAGATCTACCAGATTCTCTGATAGTAAAAGTCTTTCTTGTTACTTTTTCTAAAATACTCATAGCGATTAAATTAAATAAATAAAAAAGGAGGGCAGCCTAAGCCACCCTCCTGTACGGTTTCCCGCCTTCTTTGTAAAAGATTGTAGATGAAAAAAGGGGAGCTTAAAACTCCCCTGTTGGTGATAATTCTTTTTTTGTCGCAATCATAGACATGACAGAATCATTCAATTCTTCATTTTCCGACTCGATAATTGGCCATACTTCTTGGTCTTTTAGTTCTGCTGGAGATCCAGGTGTGCTTAACCTATCTTCCCAGCTGTTTTTTAGTGCCTCTGCTTTGTTTAAAATCAACGGTAAAGTAAATACTTTGCCAGAAAAGAAATTATTCATTAGAATAGCTTTCTTGGCTTCGGCACTTACTTCAGAATATTTACCGTTCTTGATTAAATCAAAGTCTTTTTGGCGCTTTTCTGGAACACTAAAGATAAAAATACAACAACCTTGACTATCATAATCATCTACATAATTTGGAAATGCTTGAAGAGTTGTATAAAATCTATCATAATCTACATCTTGAAAATTCTTTACCACTATAAACACATAATTCTTATCGTCTTCGTTGTACTTATTAATACATTTATTCTTGCTAAAAGCATTGATAAACCTGTTATTAATTTTAGTACGTCCGAATACATCTTTGATATTACAATCAAAAAGTGACTTAGGAATGTTTAATAGCGGAAAAAGAAAAGTTGCAGTTTTGGTAAATTTTAATTGACTCATAATGTAATAGGCATTTTTCCATTTAATTGATAATACTCCATAGGATATTCCCAGGCACTGTTTTCATGAGCATATTTATATCTCAAGATAGCTTGTTCAAAGCCTTCATACTCTCGGTTAAATACTAAACCTCCTTCTAAACCTATTTTTATAATATTTTTAGATACTTCAAATACCATGGGAGAGTTGTATAATTCAGTTTCGACTACAATGTACAAGAAATCAAGTAACTTATATCCTTTGTCTATTAGCTCTTTAATCTCAGGATGTTTAGATAGACCCAAAGTATACACTGCTGCTTGGAAATCATATCTATACTTCCAGAAATCACTGTTGAACATGCCAACAGTTTTACCTGTAGACTTGAAGTCAATTGGTTGAATAGTTTGAGTATTATGATCTATAATAACTCTATCTAATTCACCTTTGAAATTTAATAATTTATGCTCAAAAGCCACAATAAATTTATCTAAAATGTCGATATTTTTGCCAGGCTTCTTTACACAATAAGGAGCAGTAAACTTATCTCCTCGTAATGCCATTGTGCAATTGGTTGCTTTTGCATAATCAGTATGGCTGATTAATGATTTACCTTCCGATAATGCTCGTATTGCCATATACTTAGAACCAGCTTTAATTATAGCATCAGTTCTAGTATCATCTTTCCAATTGCCTTGATAGTTTTGAAATTTAACATGCTTTAAGATGATATCTCTTTGCGTATCCCATAGACCTACTTCTATTTGTGCTTCTACTAATTCTTCGTAGATATTATCTAGAATAGTTTTAACGGCATCGCTAACTCCCATATCATCTGGTACAATAGCAAACTTGCTATTGAATTCTTCTCTTGTGCTAGTCAACATTAAGTCAATAGCACTCCCTAAAATAAAGTGGTCTTCGGTAGATGCCTCACGAGCCTCCATCTTCTTTACTGCCTGTAAAAAAGATTGGGGACTTGTAAGGATTTTCTTTAGTGTACTTTGATTTAGAGCTCTTATTTCTCTATAATCCATTTGTCTTTAAAGTTGTTAATTCGTAAACTAATTTGCGCTCCTTAAGCGTTGCTACAGGTATAAATTCATAAGAAGTTTTTCTAATAAATTCTACTGTGTCGTCGGGAAGAATCCCTTTCTTAATAATCACATCGTCTAGACACTTAAGCCAGACTAATGCTAAATTACCTATATCCCAATTTGGTTTATAGCCTACAGGCGCAGGTCTCCAACTTACTTGTCGTTTACCTGTCTGCTTGTTTTGAATCATTTTCATTGCTCCATAATTCACGGGTGCATACACAATTAGCTTTGTCTCTATCGGACCCTGAATGGTTAAATTTTCTGGTATATGTTTTTCTATGTAACCGTGCATAGCAGCCACTAGGGCTGCTCTTGTTGCAAAATGCACGGATGCGTGGATTTTATTATAACCAATCTTAACCCAAACTTTCTTACTTTGTGGTATATGCGTAATAAATTCTGGAAATTCTAATTGAAGCCTACTCACCATATCAACCCTCCTCTTAAATTAAAACCAAGAAAAATCACTTGATTCCTCTACTATTGGTTCTGTTACTACTGCTGGAGTCTCTTCCTCTTCCAATTGTTCTACTTCTTCTACTGTTTCTACTGGTGCTGGCACAAAATCCTCGGTAACTTGATTAGAATAATTATCATTTAATAACTCTAATACTTCTGTACTCATTGTAAATGTTTTTACTTTAAAGTACATAGTACTACCATAATGCTTTAACTCTTCGCTGTATTTGTTAATCAATACATCAAGCTTATCTTGACTTAATACTTTTTTGCTAATTAAAGATTCAACAATGTTGTCTAGACTAGTATCTAAATATCGATTGTTTTTATTTAAATAACTAAGTAAAGACTTGAAATTCACGTGTTTCTTAGCATTACAATTAGAGATATTATAAGCACATTCTTTAAACAACATTTCTAGATACAACAAGCTATCAGAATAATTACAATTGGCCATAATTTCTAGAGCCAAAGTTGCATTATCATCATCGCTACTTTGTAACATAGTTTTTAATTGATCAAAGATTGTCTTATCAATAATTACTGCATCATCACCATTTACATGTGATAATAACCCACTTTCACTATATAACGTACATTGAGAAATGTCGTCATATAAAGTTTCAAAATCACTTCTGATAGTAGTAACTCTAGAAGAGGTATTATACTCAAGCTTTAATAAATTTTGTTGAAACTTTAGATCACTCATACAAGGTAAAACATTATCATACCCTAATAAAATTCTCCTAGTGTTATAATCACAATAAATAAAAGGCTTGTCATAATCAGCAGCTGCTAATAATAATTTGCTGTAATCATAAGAATCAATGTCATCTTTAGCAATTTGTATAAAATTGTTTAAAGCAACTGTATCTAGTGTATAGTGCCATTGAACTTCTCCTATCTTACCACTGGTATCTTTACCTGCAAAAATATGAGTAGCATCAGTTATATCCCTAACAGTTTTGATATTGTAATTAGTAGTTAAAGTTTTTAACTTAACTCTTGGGATATTTACCCCAGGAAGAAAGAATAACTTATCATTCATTCCTGGAGTATAATTTTTCTCTAACACATGTGGCTCAAAATCCTTATCAAAAACTGTTTTAAAGTTTAAATCTACTCCTATAATTTTAGAAGCATCTCCATTAAGATGGAGGTGTACATATAATATGCGCATATTAAATAATTTAAGATTAACTAATAGCCATTTTAACTACTCCAGGATTGAGCATTAATTTAGCAAACTTACTTTTGTTCCCATTTACAATCTCTTTAACTAAGAAATATCGTAAATCATTAGTAAATGACTCACAGTCAGTGGTCAATTTAATCAAACGATTAGTGATATCATCAGTAATAGGATTTGTTTTAGAATATACTAGTGAGAAGTTAGCCAAACGAGTAGCCATTACACTAGCAATATCTGCACGGAAATCATCTCCTTCACCAACTGCATTACGAAGAGCTGTTAATACATAAGTCTCGTCTTTTGTAAGTGTGTCAAGAGGACT